GTTTTTTATTATACCTATATATAAATCAGTTAAAGGTTCACCTTTATTGTTGATGTAATTTTCTATATTTAAACTATTATTTAAAAAATAGTTTTTAATTTGTTGTTGTAAATTATTTGTTGAGAACGCACAATCATCTAATTCGTCAATAATAGCAATAACCTCTAAATTTTTTACATAATATTCTAGAGCTTCTTTCTCAACAATTTTTGTCACATAAAATTCAGGATCAACAAATGGTTGTATTTTTGGTCTTGGTTTATTTAGGTTAGCGTTACTAACGGTACTAAATGTTAAACCTTTAATGTTTTGTGTGTTAGCTTCATTTTCAGTTAAAACATTATTGGCTAAATTATTTTCAACAAGATCTAAAGATATGGCTGTAGCTGTGTTTGTTTTGATATCACTAGTTTGATTAACATATCCAGCCGATTTTGCTTTTAAATTGATAAAAACTCTATCACCTTCAGTAAAAACAACTTCATACATACCACTTTCAATTGCACTTCTTTTTTTACTTTCTATTTTAATCTTATCACCTTTAATAAAATTATGACCTAAAGGGAAAAATAACCCATAATTTTCTTGGTTTTTAAAACTAGTAAATGTTCTAGCTGGTATACCAGACCTTAAATCAACATTAAATGCAAAATCTGCTACATTCTCAGTAAACGATGTTAAGTCCGTATTAGAATTTTGTATTATTTTTGTGCCCTTAGAATACAATTGTGCGTCATTAGCATCCCTAACTGTTGGGATTGGTTTTGATTTTAAAACTACAATAGACCAATTTTTTAAATTAAAATCAAATATTCTTAAATCTAAATTTATTTTACGATCATTATTATATGTTGATTCATAGGCATCTAATGATAATATTGGATTAATTTTACCATACATTCTGAAATTAGAGGATGCTTGTTTTTCAGTTGTAAATTGTTTCTGTTGTGATATATCATAAAATAGATTATTCTCATATCTAATCTTATTTGATTCATCCAATATAACTCTACTAGATAACGATGTGTTCGTTGATCCAGCAAATTTTTTTTCACCTAATATTTCAATTATTTCGCTCATTTTATGTAATAATTTTTTTCAATATCATATAATGAATTTGTTTCATTCCAATTACCAAAATAATAATATCTGTTATTATAAGCGTTAGCATCATTAAGTGTTACAATAGAACCATTTAAAACAGTAGTATTATTATTATTATCATCAACATAAATATCAACTAGTTCAGTGTCTAATGTTTGTACGTTGTCAACTGCAATATTTAAATTACCTTTGTTATACGATGAATAAACTTTATCCTTAATTAAATCTGATAATTCATCTGTGATATCATGTATTAATATTTCCATAATAGGTTCTTGATTGTCACTTTGTCTACAGTTAATAAAAACACCATAAGTATAATTATCGCTAACAACTTGGTTAAAAGCTGGGTGAACATTAAACCCATTTGTTTTGGCTCCAGTTTTTTTACCTAATTCAATAGCGTATAAACTAGGGGAAAAAACTTCAGTAGAATTGTCACCAAAATTCCACGTATCCTTATCACCAAATACATTATTACCGTCAATAATAAATCTATTAGCTGAAAATAAATTAGCAAAAGTAACACCAGAATTTTTACCACCATTTCGTTTAACACCAATACCAAAATATATTTCACAATCGGTTATTTGTTCGTTGTAAGTATCTGATTTATCTTTCCAAATTTCACTAACTACTTTTGTCGGTCTTTCTAAACTACCAGTTTCACTATTATTGTTTCTAGTTAGTACTCTAGGTAATAAAACAGAACCAATTATGGTTGGTTCATCTATATTATAAGCACTATCAATCGTTATTGGGAAATTCCAACTAGTGTTTGCTTTATTTGGGTTATATTGAGGGAAATAACCAACAGTATTATCAGTACCTTTTGTTAGTATATTACCCCTTGAATGTTTAGCGTGTATTGTTTTTACTGTATAGAATTTTCTTTTTCTATTTAATAGATCATATTCAAATAACCCAGTCCATGTACCTTCCCAACCACCAAGGTGAATATCACCAGTTAACGTTGATGGTATTCTTATTCCTGGGATAATCGAATTCCAAAAACCACCTTCAACATTTCTTCTATTTGTCCAAGCATCATCAGTATCATAAATTTCGAAAGCGTAATAACCCTTTGTCGGTATTCCGATTGTTGTATCTTTTGTAGGTATTAGATCACCAAATTCGTTTGTTGTATAATAGTCCATATACATCGGTAAACTTATTCTAAAAATACCGTTATAATATGACCCAGTAAAAACACCTAATCTTTTTCTACTACCCCTGTTTAGTTGGTCATCTAAACGATAAACAACAATTTCCATTTTTTGTAATGGATATAAATCACCAGTAACATACCCTTTAGAATTGTCTAACGCATGAATTTCTGGGCTATAATTTAATATATTAAAATTATAATTAGGGTTGATTGAAAAACCAGCACTAACAGCGTGAACATACCCAAAAAATATTGCAGTGGGTGTGTATTTGAAGTTAATTTTAAAATCACATCTAGTTATACCAATATCACAAAAGTCATCATCACCCCAAAAAGGTGAAACTGTTACTTTCTTTACTTCGTGAAATATATTTGGCATTTCATCTAACTCAGTTTTAACTTCTACATCATAATTATTGTTCCCGTTATAAATAAAATTAGGTACCTTATTTCTATTAATTGTCGTTTCTTTTGCGTTACTATCAATTAACGTTCTGAGTTCTTCTATGCTTTGATTTAATGATATTTGTTCAACTAAATCATTAGCTGATAAATCAAATGAACTTGTATCGAACGTATCAAAATCCATAATGATATCATGTTGACCTAACGGTACACCAAATATCATATAATCACCAGATTCATTAGTTATGGTTGTGTACTTATAATATTTATCCATTATCTCAACATACTGAGGATAATGTGAAAAATCAGACGCATCTGGAAAATTACCAACAGCTCTGTGGCTTGGGTTTTTTGTATTTCTAATTCGTGGCAATAAATTATATCTAACCCCATTAGGGAAAGTATCGTTAACAGTTTCAAAAGGATATAATTCTGTTATTTCTGGTCTGGCTTTATCTTCTTCAGTGATTGGTACAAAAATACTAACCTTAGCATTTTGAACACCAAAGCCGCTATTAAGCGTAACTCTACCAACGATAGTGCCAAAATCAGAACACTGTCTATCATAAGCATCAGAACTGGTAATCTTAAGACTTAATATCTCAAGATTATCAAACTCTTGTTCAATATGTAATGTTACCTTTTGGTCTTCTTTTACAAGATCAATTGGTATTCTTATATTTCTTTCCATATTAGAATCCTAGTACGTTTTGTGTTGTTGGTATAACAACGATATCTTTTTCGGTATATTTTACTTGTAAAATCTGATCACCATTTACTCTAATAGCACCGCCAGTTAAGTCAATTTCATTTGTAGTGATATCAACAATATCATTACTAGAGATGGTTGATGTTGAATACTCACCACCAATTTTATTATAAGCTTTAATATAATTGATATTTAAAATACCATCAATCTGAGATAATTTTTTAATTAACCCACCAACCAAATAACTCTGACCTAAAGTTATATTTTCTTTAGCAAAATCATTAGCTATTGTAGATGCGATAGACCCTATTACGTTGACTTGCGCCCCATCCTCACAAAGAACAGAAACTTCAAAACCAATATTTATAACTTCGGCTGGTTTTACAACAACGTAATCATTAATCATTCTATAACGAGCTAAGTAATTAGCCACATTTTGTAAAACAACGGATGAAACACTATCACTTAAGTTACCATCGCTATCTGTTGATAATATACCTATGTTAATTTTATTTTGCACTTGAGTCACACTTGCTTTAGCTGGTGAACCAAACTTGGCTGGCATGCCTAATAATATAGCTTTATAATCTTGTAACGTTACAGCTCTATTTTGAGCCGCAAAATTATATGAAATATAATTCCTAAGTTCTTCAATAGATGGTGCGTCACCACCACCAATAGCTGGGGTTATATTGTTAACCGTCAATGAACCTTGAACGATAGCGTTAGTTCTTTCATCAGCACCTGCTATTTTTACAGCAATTTGCCCAATTGTATTAATCACACCAACACCAACGTTAGTATCAGCACCACCACCAATTCTATATTTTACATATAATGTAGTGTTATTAATTGGAGCCCAACCTAAACTATTATTATTTAAAAAACTTTTTAAATCAAAATTACCAGCATCAACAAAATCATCTAAAATATCTAAACCTTGATTTATTTGTGAACCAAATGTTAAAACACAAAATCCGTTTGGTGTAAATTCTTTAATGAACCTTCTATCAATTTTATTATAAGATCCATTATAAACACCATTAATTGGTGCTGTAGTTGTATCTTCTATAAAAACACTATCCTCAGCTAAAGACGGTACTTCATACCATTTATTAGTTGATGATTTAAACTCTGTTATTGTTGGTAATGTTTGGAATGTCGTACCATTCTTATGGATTATAGACTCAATTGATATTACATTGTTTTCTGGTAATGTTATTTGGTAAAATGGTTTTGTGTTATTGATTGTTTGAGTGTAAACTCTAGTTGCCCCTGCAATAACAATACCCGTCTTAGTTATTCTATAAGCACTTAAAACACCATTAACAAAAATTGGGACTTTAGTTCTATCTACTTTATTTGAGATATTAAAATTTGAAGCAAAATCAATATCGTACAATAACTCAAAACTATTAGTGTCAGCTAAAAACTGGGATCCAGCGTATAATAAAGGTAAGTAACTTTTATCCTCAGCGTCACCTCTAGCAGGTACTTGTACCGTAAATTGGCATACCGCAATACTAGCTGCCGTACCTGGTAACTTTAAACCATAAGTTTTAGCGATATTATATAACGATTGTCTTTCTTGTGCATAATCCAAAACAGTTTCCTGTAAAGATCTGTCAATGTGAAACTGTAAGTTATCTGATATAGCCGCATTAAGGTCTAATAATACGGATAGAATTGACGCATCATTGTAATTCTGAACAATACCAGGGTAGTATTGTTTTATGTAATTTATTTGCTCGGTTTTTAACGAAGCAAAATCTCTTTTACTATAATTAATTGTTTTTGCCATTTTATAATACTAAGGTTACTGTATCTGAGGATTGGAATGTCCTTGATGTTATTGTATAATCAATATTTATTCTAACGCTATGTTGCTTTTTATCATCGTTAACGTACTCAATATTATCATAAAATTGTTCAATATTAATTTTATTAATTTTTAAGTTAGGTATGAATTTTTCAACAGAATCTGTTATCTCATTTTCAATCTTTGCTGTTATGATTTCATCAAGAGGTTCAAAAAGATATTGGTATAAGTTTGTGCCAAAATCTGGTAAATAATATCTACTACCTCTTCTGGTTAATAATAAGTGGATTAAACTTGATTTAATTTCAGCTTCAGGTATTGTTGTTAACTTCAAAAAATCACCATTGTCACTGTCACCAAAAGGGAAATTTATACCATATGTCGTCTTCCTAATATTCATGATTATATTTTATCATAAATAGTAAGAAAAATTATTTTATTGTAAAGAAAAAAGCCACCTTTTGGGTGGCTTTATTATTAACTTGAGCATCCGAAGCACTCAAACTGTGAATTATCTGGTTTTTTTGGTTGAGTTTCAACTGAACCTCCACTAGATAGTTTTGAATTATTCTCAATTTTTGATTTTGTTCTTGTGTAATATACACCTGATTTTAACCCAGACTTCCAAGCAAACATTAAAGCACTTGAAATCTTAGAATATTTAGCATCTGAATGATAAACATTTAATGACTGTGATTGATCAACGTAATTATTTCTAATGGCTGACAACTCAAGTAATGTTTTTTGTGAAATCTCCCAAACATCTTTATAACGATACTTAATATCTTCTGGGATCTCATTAATTAATTGAATACTACCACCATTTGCAACAATTTTATTCTTAATATCATTATCCCATAGATTAACCTCAGATAATTCCCTAACTAAATGCTTATTGATAACTAAAAACTCACCTTGACCAACTCTTCTAGTAAATAAATTGGATGTAACTGGTTCAAACGATTCAAAAACACCTAATAATATAGCTGAAGATGCTGTTGGCATTAATCCCAAGAATAGTGAATTTAATACTGGGATTGGTTCTCCAGCTGGTAACGGACTCCACCCTTCAATATATGTTTCACCTTGTGAATATGGACTACCATCCCAAGCTGGGTAGGTTCTGTTTTGCTCTTTAGCCATTTTCATAGACTCAGTAACAGCTGCTTTATACATTGTTTCAAAGATATCTTTGTTCCATTGTTTAGCTTCTTCACTTTCAAATGAAATTTTCTTTTTAGCAAAAAAATCAGCTAAACCAGCCACACCAATAGCTAAAGATCTTTGGTCTAATCCAGCTAAAGCACTCCAATCATCACTCCATTTGTTCTTATCAATAACCGAATTTAAAGCTCTAACCATTACTTTAGTACTTTTAGCGATAGTCGCTAACTCATTGTGTTCAGCTAAGTTAATTGAACCTAAAGTGCATTGTGAAGTATACCCTGGTTTAGAAACGTTGGTGATTTCAATACAAAGATTACTTTGTTTAATAACCCCAATGTTTCTTTGCATGTTTTTTCTGTTAGCGTTATCTTTAAAGAATACATAAGGTCTACCACTCTCAACTTGAGACTTAATAACAGCATCCCAAATGGTTTTTGGACTAACTTTATAACCCAAACCGAGTTCAACTGCTTTGTTATACATTTCAACAAACTCATCACCCCATGTTTCGTGTAGTGGTTTTAAACCAGCTTTTTCAATATCGTTTGGGCAGAATAGATGCCAATCTTCATTATTGATTAACTTTTCCATAAATAAGTCATTGATGACAACAGAGGTAAATAAATCCCTAGCTCTCATTTGCTCATCACCAATAGGTAAAGTTAGTTCAAGAAAATCAATGATATCTCTATGCCAGACTGACAAATATAAAGCACAACTACCTGAGCGACTACCTTGTTTGTAGAATCTCATCTTACTTTGTACCATATCAGCAAGTCTTACAACACCACCTGCGTTTGAATTAAAAGAACTTACCATTGAATGTTTACTTCTAATTGGATCTATTAATAAACCTATCCCAGAACCTTCTTTTGAGGCGTATGACATCTTTGTTAATGTCTCTTCAATACCTTGGATACTATCGCTATGAAGTGTCGTTAAATTGCACGAAATCATACCATTTCGTTTATCAATACCAGCGTTGGTATAAATAGGTGTTGCAAAGTTCATTCTCTTATTAGTTAACTCATCTAAGAACATCTTTTTCTCAGTTGGGGTTGTTGCTAAGTGCGAAGCAACCCTTTCATACATGCATGATGGCAATTCAATTGGGGTATTACCATCCTTAACTGAATATTTTTTTAAGAATGTTGTCGCAGCAAAGAAGTCATAGGTCATGTCAACCTCTTGCAACTCTTTACCAATTAATTTAGATTGTCTACTTAATAATAACCTACCACCTAATGTCGCATAATCTGGGTGGTTGATTACTTTATCAGCTGCTTTAAAAGCAATTAATTCGTCTAATTCTGTCGTAGTCATATCATCATAAATTAATGGTATAACTTCTTTAAATAAACTATCAGAATCAACATTTAAATCTTTCGAATGTTGTTTAATTCTACTTAATATTTTATTAGGCATAAAAGCCTGGTACTCACCGTTTCTTTTCTTAATTCTCATCTTTAAATATTTTTAAAATTCATCATCAAACATACCATCAGTCGTTGTTGGTATGTCTACTCTTGTGTATTGCCCAATTCTTTGCTCAAAGAAATTGTTTTTAGCTGAAAGTCCAATTCTAGCCATGTAGTCTAATGGGTTATTTACATTAAATTCAGGTTCAATACCAAAATCTTTTAAAACAACATCAGTTACATATCTAACATACTGAACCATCATTTCAGTTGTCAAACCCATTAACCCATTTGGCATACTATCTTTAACAAAAATTTCCTCAGCGTGACAACATGATAATATGATTTCTCTAACATCACTTAACGGTAACTGATTGATGGCGTATTTGTTATACAAATTAACAGCAAATTCATAATGCAAAGTTTCATCTTTAATGATTAGTTCATTCATAGACGCTAAACCTTCCATTTTATTACGTGATCGATACCAAAAAACTCCAGCAAATACTGAACTAAAGGAAATACCCTCAACACAAGCAAACGCAATTAATCTATGAGCAAATGATGGGTGTGAAATCCAATTTTCAGCCCAAGAAGCTTTAGCTGCGACAGATGGACTAGTTTCCATGGAATTAAATAAATCCATTTTTTCTTTATCATCTTTAATATAAGCTTCAATTAATAATGAATATCCGTTTGCGTGTACTTGTTCAATAAAAGTTTGGTGACCGTAAAAGTATTGAGCCTCAAGTAAATCAACCTCTGTAATGAAATTAGTAGCTAAATTATCAATAACAAGACCATCTGATATAGCAAAAAATGCCAAAATATTCTTTAAATATAATTTTTCAGAGTCTGTTAATTCAGGGTATTTGTCTTTTGATAGGTCAATCTCTTCAGCTACCCAAGTTTGTTTTTCCGCTTTTTTATAAAAATCCCATAAATCTGGGTGGGTAATCGGGAAAATGGAATACCTCTTTGTTAAATCGTTGCTCTTTAGGTTCATAATTGTTTCTATATAAATACCCTTCAAAGGTACTTTTAATTTGTTAAATAAAAAATGTTTTTGTTACTTTTTTTAAGAATTTTCGTTAGCCCTAGCTTTTACTATTTCTCGGTATTGTTGTCTATTTTTTTCGATTCTTTTCTTTTCGCTATCAACCTCAAAACCGTTTTCAGTGACTCTATCATTAGTGTCAATTTCAAGTAAACCATTATCAAATTTACAATTTTGGAAAATCATACCATCCGAACCTAATCTATTTTTAAGAATAGATATTGTAGCAACTTTTTGTTCTTTTTGTTCCAACGTTTTACCAATACTCATAATAAAGTGAGCAATTTGTGCTTTTTTAAGTGAACCACCCATATTTTCAGTTCTAACAACCTCAACGCTAGTAGAGGCTCTATTACCTTGTGTGGCTGTCCAACAAGCAACATTCATCTCCTCAGCCATTGTTTCAAGTAATCTCATGATTTTACCCTCATTAGACCACTCCTCAGCACCTTGTGTTTCTTTTTCTAAAGATAAACAATCAACATAATCAAGAACTAATAAATCAATTTTAGTACCTTTTGAATTTAACTTCTTAATGATGTTTTTAATTTTAGTAATAGTTACACCATCAGCTGGTAATTTTTGTAAGAAAATATGGTTGTCGGTCTTTTCTCTAGCTTCTTTAAACCTCTGTAGTTTACCTTTAACTATAATACTATGTTCTGGATTTGCTATATCAGATAACTGAGTTTGAGTCATAATAGCATAATGCTTTCTTTGTATGGCTTTCTCTTTATCTTCAAAAAAGATTTGTAATACATTTCTACCATCCATGTAAGCTTGGTTAGCTACTTTTGTCAAGAATGTTGTTTTACCAACACCAAGTGGTGCAATAACTAAAGCTAATTCTTGTTTAGCTAAACCTCCTGACATAATCTCATCAATACCTGAGATACCTGTCTTAATTGGGTCACGAAATTCATCTGATAATACATTATCAAGATCGTGATACAGTGTAATTGAATCTTCTATTTCTTTAAATATTAAAGCATCTTTCAACACTTTTTCAATGTGGTCGTAATCATCAACTACACCACGTTGTAACTTTTTATCAATCTCTGACATGGCTTGTTTTAAGTTCTGCAATTTACAAAACTTAACAGCCCATGGTTGGACGTTTTTATTAGTTACTTTGATATTCTCAATTTCTTGTACGGTATCTAACACTTGTGCTTTAAAAGCCTCTTGGTCAGCCATATCCATATTGATTTGAGTTCTTAAATTAGGGAAATTTAAGATTGCTTGGTTTTGTTTAAAATAATACTTTAAGCTATGCATTATCTTTTGAAGAGCTTCAACATTAAAATGTTTAACTTCAAGTGAGTCTATTACGGTTTCTCCAAATTTTGGGTCTGTTATAATTTCATGAAATAACTCTAATTGGTATTCTCTACCTAAATCGGTAATTGTAGTTTGTGCACCCATGGTTTATTATACTGTAAGTTCATAATTTAAATACGTTGTTTCTAATCTATCTGTTCTCTCTGATAGACACTTCTGAATTCTAGTGATCATACTGTAGATGTACTCTCTGATATCTACAGTGTATCTAATTTTAACTGGGTAAATAGTTGCATCCCATTCACGGTAAGCAATAATCTTACCATCCATTTTAACAACAACTTTCATAACATCTTTTGATGCGTTTTGTTCAAAGTTTTTATTCTCATAAAAAACACGAGCATTGTCATTCATAAAATCCAATGTTTTATTTTTCATATGGTATTGGATGATCTCTTGATTCTCATCAATAACGTATTTGAAATTCATCGAATTAATTGATTTGTTGTTAAAACCAATTACACTAAAAAATCTTTGCACGATAATATTATCGTTAAGATAAACTGTAAATTCAAACTTTTTTTGATCTTTGTTGAATTCTTTTCTTTCTGGAGTTGTGTTCATTTTTTATTTATTTTTTGTTTGTTCGTATAATTTTTTTTCTTTCTGTATAATAGTAATAAAACTTGACCAGAAAACAAAGAAAGAGTCATCATATTTTGGAAGAAAATTTAATAATTCATCTTCTACCATCATTTTCATGATTACTTTTATTTCACCTCGACCATCAGGTGATAGTGGTTCGTTTACCATTTCATTAATGGCAGCTTTTAGATCATCAGTTACGTTAGGTTGTGATAGGTTTATAATTTTCTCCATTACACCAAAATAATCAGTACCGTATGTACCCCATTTAGTTTTACCTTCTTTAATTGTTAATAGTGGTTTACTAGTTGGCTTCTCGGCTAACAATTCATTAACTCTTTCAACAACCCATTCTTTTGTTTTACCACCTTTTTTTAATTCAGGGAATAATTTTAAAACAGTGCCTTCACCAATACCTTCTAAACCTGATATGTTATCTGACGCATCACCAGCAATCATCTTAATTAAACCAACATTTTCATAATGGTAATCAAAATAATTCATAAAATTTAATTTATTTATTACAACTTTTTTACCATAAAGATAAACTTTTGTACCATCATCTATTAATTGTAATAAATCACGATCATTTGTATAAATAATTTTATTTTCTTTGGGTGAATTTTTTGTGTAGTACGCTATACCATCATCAGCCTCACAACCATCAATCTCAACTTGTCTAATAAACAACTCTTCAAGATATTGTTTTATTCGCATTCTCTGACGATCTAAATCGTGTTTTTCGTCTATAGAAACTTTCTCGTTTCTATTTGATTTGTAGTAGGGGTAATAAGCTTGTCGATAAGCTTTTGAATTTTCACCTTCCCAAAAAACAACAACCTTTGTAATACCAAAATCTTGGTAAAATCTTTTTATTGTGTTTACGAAGTGGTAGATGGTGCCAATACTACCGTTTTTAGACTGTATTTGTTTGGCACCATGAAACCCTTGCTTTAATAGACCCTCACCGTCTATTAGTAGCGTGTTAATCGTTTTCCTCTTGAGATTTAGCATTGCCAGTAAAAGTTTTTCCTTGTTCTTCAATTAATTCGAAATCGTTTGTACCAAGCATTTCAACCCAATAACTAGCATGTTCTTTTTTATAAGCATCGATAGATTCTTTATTATCTAAAACAAATCCGTGTGGAGTTGCGATAATACGACCATCGGCATAACCTAAACCATTTACGTGGTTTTTCATTACGGTTACTTTTGTTCTTGTTGCAAATACAACTTTTCTACCATTCTTAGTAGCATCAATTTTAGATGTACCAGCATTTTTTTGATTACCAAATAAGAAAACTAATGTTGAGTTTAACCAAAACGCATCACCACCTTTAGCTTTAATTCTTGGTTGACCAAAAGGATTATCTGGTAGCTCAACCCACGGTTGATTAACAACCACCATTGTGTTAGTATACTTACTATCTTCTTTTCTTGTGCTATTAATACGTTGATTTAACCCCATACCAATTTTTTCAGCTAATACTCCAGCAGTGTGTTGTTTACCACCTTTACCTTCATAAGTCATTCTACATGGCACAGAACCAACAGAATCCCAGAAGAAACAAAGATCGTGCGGGATATTACCTTTAATTTGTTCATCTAAAAGCATGTTGATGTAATCTGTGATTTGTTCAATGTAGAAGAAATCATCACGATATAAGAAGTCACCATCCCATTCACCAGTTTCATTATTAAACTCACATTCTAATCCCATTAAAAATGCGTGTGAGAAATCCCATTTCTTTTCAGTGATGATAAAAACTGGGATCATACCTTGTTGTTGTGCTGATATAGCTGATCTAATCATCGCTGTTGTTTTACCAGTATCAGAATGTCCTAATAACATATTGATGTGACCAACTGCTGGCCCTGGTATACCTGCTGTTTCTAAAAATGCTTCACCGCAATTTAAAAATTTATCAGCTTTATATTTTGTTGTTGTACTAAATTTGTTTTTGATATCCTTAAAAGAATAATCTTTTTTCTTTACTGCCATATTATTAAGTTTTGTTTGTTAAAAAAAAAGACACTATGGGTATATTTCTACATCCATAGTGTCCTATGTTATTTTATTAGAATGGCAAATCTTCAGTATCTAAACTGATTGGTGATCCCATGTCCTCTGGAGCGCTCATATCTGTTGGTTCAGCGTATGTAGTATCCTTTGTTGGTGGGGTATATGTAGTTGTACCACCCATGTCATCAGATTTAGCTACGAATTTTTTACTTTCTGAATCCCATGCTGGTTCAAATCCCTCAGCAACGATACGTAAAAATTCAATTGGTTTTTTCTTGAAAAGAGTTTTCCAAGTCATTTCATTTGATAACCATGCAGTTGCATCGTCAGCATTTCCACTTAACGGAGCAGGTTCGTCTAACATGATCTGCGCTACTTTTGGGAAACCTTTAATAACATCACGGACTAAAGAAATTGTGATATCACGACCCTCAGCATCTGGTCTGAAGATAGCGCCAGAACCTGGTTTCTTGTTATCTAAATGTTTCATCAATGGAACTAATTTGTCCATGATACCTGAACCATCATTTACTTTATTGAATCTCCAGAACTTAACACCTTCGTGTTCTTTACCACGCTCAATACATCTGATGATATAAAAATCACGAGATCTGTAACTGTTAGCTAAAGTTTTGTCTTCTTTGTCACCATTGATAAGAATTTTGTACATGTCGTTAAGTGGTGACTCTTCGCCATCTTGGGCTGGATCATAAAGTTTAGTCCAATTTTTACCTATTTTAAGGCTGTGGAACTTTCCAATCTCATACCATTTACCATTCGTGTCGATTGGTAAAATTCTAATAGTTCTTTCTCCAGAGTTAACTTTGTCTGGTAGGGTCAAAGTAAAGTACTTACTAAGATCCACTTCTTTTCTTTCCGAATTCGGTTTTGCGGTTTTTGATTTTTCGTAATCAGTAATCGTGTTTTGAACAGCCTGATTCCAGTCGATGTTTTTGTAATCCATAATATATTTTTTTTAAATTATGGTACAATATTACGAAAGAAAAATGGAAAAGTCAAGTGCCGACTAAAAAATTAATTAAATAACTGTCTTTTTGTTTTAGAACCCACTAATAAAACACCGTGTGTGCTTGTTGTAATAGTAAGGGTTGTTATTGCTGTATGATTATAAACAAAGGCACCTGGCATTCTTACTGCGATACCATTAAGTGTCATGTCCGTTGAATCACTATAATCCCCTAAAACTATCATTGTATGAATACCATATGTGTGACCAGTGTCACCAGAGTTTAATGTTGAAACATTAATAGTTTGTCCTTGGTCTAATTTTACTACGTATTTTTCTGATTGTATCATATCTTAAGATTGTTTAAATGGGTTTTGAGCTGGTGCGGCAAAGCTATCTTTAACAACACCATCATTATAATCGTTCATAATAGTATCAAGCATATTCATCTTTGGACTATTTTCTAAATCAGTTTGTGTTTTAACACCTTGATTACTATTGTATTGGTCAATTGTTACACTATATGGGTAAGAATCTTTGGTTAAAGCTTTTCTTCTTTCTTCTTCTGTTGGTGGTCTCATTAATTCAACTTGTTTAGCCATAGCTTCCATTTTACCGATTAACGCATCCATTTTACCTAAGTTATTTTCGATAGTATCAAGTTTACCCATTAACGAATCCATCTTAGTTAAGTTGCTCTCAATAGAGCTAATCTTACCTTTAATCTCGTTAGTGTCGTTAACTAAATCAGTAACATCAACTTCAGTCACTTCTTCGTCACCCATAGGCGCTTCCGTACCATCCATAGCTGGAGCTTCAGTTCCCATATCTGGATCAGCTAAACCGTCAGTACCTTCAGTACCATCAGTTGCAACGTCAGCTACAGGAGCCTCTGTTCCGTCAACAGCAGCATCAACTGGTGGTGCATCATCAACTGGAGCGTCTTCAGTACCTGGTTCATCAGCTTCGTTATAGAATCTATAAGATCCTTCATCAAGAGTTAACTTATCTTGATATGCTGTAATTGTTTTAAAACGTTTAATTTCGTTTTCCAATAGGGTGTTTAACTTTTTGCTCATCTTAAAAAGGCTTTTTTTGTATGACTTATAGGGGTTTCTTCTCTTAAAAGCTCTCTACCATCCTCAAGTACTAATTTTTTTTCAATTATTTTTCTTTCAATTAAACCATCCGCTGTTTTAATATAACAAACGCCAGATTTCAAATCGCACACCTCTTCACCAACATTGGCATCATTACCAAGAAAATTAGCTATATTATTGTTTATATTGTCCATAATTAGTTTTACTATAAATATCTGGGTTTTTATTAAAGTTAAGCTAATTTAGATAATACTGGATTAAACGAAGTGAATAGCGTATCTCCCTTACCAGGGTGAAC